ACTAAAAGTCTTAATTCAGATAATTGATACTCATAAGTACCGTTTGAATTTTCTTTGGGTGATTGTTTGCTTCTATCAAAAATTATTTTATAGTACCAATATTGTTCAATATTATTTAAATTATAAATATCACTGTAGCTATTTCGCGAACTAGGTAACTCTAACTTTGATTCATATTTTAATAAAGTCCATACGATGCCATCTTGACTACCAAAAACAGCATAGTTTATCGGATCCCTATATTCAGCATCATTAGCAGTAACAAATTGTATTTTTTGAACGCACCATTGTAAATTTAATTTTACAATAATACTAACCCACCTATTTTCTTGTTGCGAATAAACATTTTGCTCTTCAAACCATTTAGTATAGGTATTTTCATCAAATAAGTTATTTGCACCTTCTATACTATCAACCGGTGAGTCTCCTGTTGTAGTTATTAAATTAATTAAATTATATGTATTTGTAAGTATAGGTTGATATGTTGCTGTTGGCAGGTACTGTACTTCAGTAGGTTTTTCAATACCTAAATTTACATATTTCCACTGTTTGCTTGAAAATTCGCCTAAAGGATCATTTGTATCATATAATAGTATTATATCATTAATTTTTATATTCTTTATACCATTTGTAAGTAAAAATGTGTAATATAAATAACTGTTATTATTATTTAAATCATATTCATTAGTTTCTGTATTTCTAAATGAGGGAAACCCAGGACTTTGAGCAAATAATATTGAATCATATCCAATATTAGTAGGATCATTACTTCCAATAACTTCTAAATATTGAGGATCATTATCTACTGAAGTACTATTAGTAATAAATTTTATTTTTCTAATACATAAGGGAGTATTTAATTTTATTGTAAATACTCCCGTAAAATCTGTATATTGTTGTTCCCATTGAGTATTTATATTATTGTCTATTAATCTATTAACAGGTTCACTATTAGTTACAGTATTATAATTAATACCTATTTTATTAATTGTATCATAGTTACGCCCTGACCAAATAGTATCAATATACACAGAATTAGTTAATTCAACTATATTAGTATTTAAATTTTTTGATAATATTTCTGAAGCAGTAACTTCTAATTCTACACTACTAGCATTTTTTAATCCTGTAAAACTTAATGCTTTCATATAGCTATCTTTAGTATTCGGTACTTCAAGACTATATTTTATAGAATAGTGTCCTACTGTACTTGTATAATTATATGTATCAAATTGTCGTAAGATATTTACAAAACCAAGATTTGCCCACAGTGATGAATCTAAATAGGTACTATTATCAAATATATTTCCATTTATTAAAGATTTATAATAGTTATTACCATAAATAACAACATCATTTTTAGAATAAGATTGACCTATCAATGCTTGAGAAGAAACAGGCAATAAGCTTGGTCCTAATAGTTTCCATTTTGTTGGACTACTATTAGGAAAATTGTTTAAATTTGAATTTGCTATACTTTCATACCAATTATTATTGAATGTTACAATTATAGGATAATATGTACTAGTCATAGAATATTCGACATAATATTGCCATTCTGGATATGAATTAACTAAATTTGTATCAAATAAACTACTTGTACTAGAAATTACAGTAGTACTAGGAGTTAATATATTCATATAAAGTCCATTTAAAAATTTGCTAGGCTTTCTATAGACAAAGAACATAGTGCATATTCAGGATAATTTATATCTACACTAAATTCTTTGTAAAATCCTAATACTGTTAGAAAACTATAATCTAAATTATTTGCTACAGGTATCCAAATACATGGTGTAGTTCTAATACTTACTAGTTTTTCGTATATTTCATATATTTTTGTATCACGAATAATTATATTAGTATTTATTCTTTGACTATATGGTCTTTCTACAAATATAATATTTCCAAATTCATCTGTATCTTTTTTACTATAATCAACTATACCTACTGACATATCATTTTGTGTAGTTCCAATAGTTTCTTTTATACCTACTAATACATTACCTATACTGCCATAATCAACATCATCCTCAAGATTAAAGTAGATATAAAGTTTAGTATTTTTGGTACTAGTAAATGTATTTAAAACGTTTAATATTTCTTGATTATTTTCAATATCTATAGTATATCTATATCTATTTAATATATTTTCATCATAAAGTATTAAACCATGTATTATATTTATTATAGTACTATTAATTAAAGTAAAAAAAGTTCCTAATCTATCAATAGGTATACATACTCTTGGTATTAAAGGTTGATAATTAAATTGATATAATACTTTTACTTCTGATATTCTTGTAAACCCATTAACTGTAGAACCATTTATATCTTCAATAGTATGAGTAATGTAAGTAAGACCTTGAAAATTTGATTGCTCTTTAACATTAGCTATCACTCCATAGTGTAGGCTATTAGTTAGTAAAATAGCACAAGGATTAGTAACTCCTGAAATAGTAAGTGTATTATTAACCCAAGATACTAAATTTGATGAAAATTCAGCAGAAGTTTTTGTAGAAGCGCCGACCATAACTTTTATTATGCCGGGAACACCACCAACAAGTAATTCATCTAATCTAGAATTATATAGTACTGATAATGTATACTGTCTAGCGACCTGATATACGTTAGTTACACTTTGATAATTATTTGAAGTACTAAATATCCATATATATCCTTCTGTAGGTTGACCTGTATCTCCAACTACAGCTAAAAATCCAGTTTGAGAACTCGTTTTTGGAACATATGCAATATTATGAAATGTTCTCCCACTTTCTAAATAAGTTTCAATCCAGTTATTTCCATCTAAGCTTGTCCATATACCTTGTTTACTTATTGCAAATAATTCATTATTACCGTCAATAATATCTACCATACCGGTACCAAGCGCTATCCCAGAAAAATTTCTAATAGAGGCGCCGCCTATTTGATTTGAATAGGCTAATTGACAACTAGTCCAAGCTATACCATTAGAACTTTTTAAAATATTTATATTTCCAGAAGCAGTACTGCCAACAATATAAAATGCTTGAAAAATTTCAGACCAATATACTTTATTAGGTATAGTTGGTGAATAGTCTGAAGATTCATATAGTTTAGATTCTACAGTAATAGTAGTAAATGGCCCTGTTTCTACAATATTTTTAAAAGTATCAGTTTGTTGCGATAAATTAGTAGTATATCTAATAGTTAATTTATTATCAGAAATTCTATATCCTACATACAATAATAAATCTAAAGATTCGCTATAGGCTACGCTCTGCCATCTATATGTAGTTCTATCCTCTGGAACATTAAATCCAACATATGTACCAGAGGATAAATATGTTGGATTTAATGCGTCTTTTTCAACTATTTCTATTGAGTTAACGTTTTTTAAACCTAAAAATGAAATATTATTATATTCTTTTAATCTATCAAATCTAACTATACTTCCACCAGAAAAAAGTTTAGTATTACCTACGGCACTACTTTGCAATAAACTATGGGAGTTTGTATATCCTATAAACTCCCACGGACCGCTACTAGTGGGTGTAGTAGGGGGAGGAACAGCGGAGGCGGTTATTGCTTTAAAATATAAACCATTATAATATACTATATCCCCTACACCAGCAGTACTAGTACTTGTCCAAGCTACTGCTGTAGGGTATTGTATATCTGAAATATATTTCCAATTAGTTGCACTAGTAGAAGGATTAGTTGTATTAAAATTTGTTAAACTTTTATATAGCTTGGAATTATATTGAACAATAATTGGATTTTTACTTGTACTTTTACCATAAATAATTTGGCTATTCCAAGTTGGATAATTTGAAATTATATTAGTAGCATATTTAATACTAATAATATTTTCTATATTATTATATGGTATAATTAAATCCATGGCTATTGTCCAGTTTGTTGTACAAGAATTGGTTGATTGTCTTCAGCAATAGATACTGTAATACTGTTACCATTCTGAGTTACACGATCTAAAAGTTTAAATGTTTTACTTGTATTGGTTGTGGTTGCTCGAGTTTCTGCTCTTAAAAACTCTACTTCTTTACGAAGTTGTTGTAGTTCTAGTACTAGTTGGCGATTTGATTGCAGGGTATAGTCGGTTACGGGAGTAATATCTGCTTTTACACCAAGTCTACCACCAGCCGTTCTAGATAGTGGCATTATGGCCTCTGGCCCCGCCTCGCCCATTATGCCCATGTTAAATGCTGTAGCGCTATCAAAAACTCCGCCATTAGCAAATTTAAACACATTCATGGGTACACCTAGCTTGGTATAATCAACCGCCATTATACCACTACGATCTTTGCTAACTGCACTAGGATATTTTTCAACGACTTCTTGGGCAAGCACACCGCGCTTTGTGCCAGCACCGTAGAGTACATTGTAGGGTGCCTTATACTCAAAATCATAAAGATTTAAGCCGTTGGATAGTGTATCTACATAGCTAATATTTTGCTTGGCTCTAGCATCGCTAATACTAAAACCAAACGCATTAAGTACCCAGTTAACAGGAGTTAATACAACGTCTATTACACTACTAATAACATTTCCAGCTTTTTTAAATAAACCACTTAGAAAGTTTCCACTACCACTTACAGGTGCACCTGGGCTAGCTTGGGCTGCTGTAGCTAGGTTACTCATACTAGTGGCTATAGAAGCTAAGTAGTTAATTTGAGTTACTTGATTACTGGTAACAGTTTCTAATGCACTAACTGTTGCGCTAGTGTTTCCTGCTGTTGCTAATAAACTTCCGTTATTTTGTTCAGCAATAACTTTGGCTACTCCTTCTGCTCCTAGGGCAGTTGCTTCGCCTACACTATTTGCTCCTGCTGCAACTGTGCTTCCAACAGCATCAGTAACTTTACTAATAGCTTCAGTATTAGTAGTTGTACTAGCAGTATTAGTACCGACAGTACCAGTTGCCTCACTTAAGTCTAGTAATAGTTGGGCTGCTGTTTTGCTTTCACCTGTTAAGTTTTTAGCTATAGTACCTGTTTCACTTAATCCGTGACCTGTAGTTTTTTCTAGACTGGCTAAAGCTTTATTAATTATTCCTTCCACTCCCAACCCAGCTGCAGTAGTTGCATCTAGTACGCCTAAGGCTTTATCAATTACACTACCAGTACCCAATCCAGTACTTGTAGTTTTATCAAGTGTTGTTAGTGTTGTATTAATAGTGCTGTCTACGCCTAATCCAGTTTCAGTAGCTGTTGTTAGTTTATTAATGCCTTCTCTAACTGCACCACTAATTCCAGTATTTGTAGATATTTCGCGTAGTATAGATTTAATATCTTCAACTTGTACTTGTAGTTTATCTGCATCTGCTTTAGCTAGCTTGTATTCACTTATTAGGTCTCGCGTAGCTTGCTCTAGTGGCGCAGAAATTTGAAGTGCAACACTAACTGCATCTTCAAACTCTTTCTTAGCAGTAGCCATACTTTCTACAGCTATAGTTAGTGGATCTTTTGTAGTTTCAGGAAATGCCTGATCAACTTTGCTAGCTTGTTCTTCGGTATAGTCTGCTACCTTAGTTAGGGAGGCTAAGACTTGACGACGTGAACTTTCAAACTGTTGATAGGTGCTACTAGATTCTTTTAAGGATTCTAGTAGGCCACTAGCTAGAGTTTGTAGTCCTGCTAAATCTGCTTCGCTGCCGCCAAGAGCACGAGTTACACTTGCCTCAAACTCTCTGCGTAGTAGGCTAAGAGATTTAGAGCCTGTAGTACCAACGCCACTTTGCTCAGCTACAAATTCACGTAGGGAGCCGCCTAGGTCACGCATACGCTTTGCAGCTTCAATTGCAAAATTAGCAACTTCTTTTTGTGCTTGTAAGTACTTTTGTTGTGCACTAACTACTCTGTTTGTTGCTTCTGCTTGTATACCTTGTACACGTTGCTGTGCTTGTTGTAGGTTTGCTTCTGCTTTGGCCAGATCTTCTACTGCATATAGTAAAACTTTTAGTACTCTATTAGTTTGATCTAGTGCTTCAATTTCTTGTAGGCGTAATAGGTAGGTTTGTCCAAAAGCTTGATATAGCTGAGTATTTAAACCTTTAGTTTCGTCTGCTATTTTCTTAGCTATTTCAGCCGCATCTTCAGCAGCTTGCTTAGCAGCTTCAGCTGCTTTTTCTGCTGCTGCTACAGCTTCTTCTGCAGCCTTATCTGCTGCATCACTGATTTCTTTCATGCCATCGGCTAAGGACAGTAGGCTAATAAAGGTTTCTCTACCAGTTTGGCTAGTTAGATTCTGTGCACGAACTAGGCCAATATACTGATCTTTAGTTATATTAGCGGTATAACCTAGACGCTCCAGTTCTTTATTTACATTTCTGGTAATATTAGCTAGGCGTTGCTCATCTGTTAGAAAGCTGCCCGCAAAACTACCAGTAATATCTAAGAAATTGTCTAAGCCGCCGGCAAGTTCTACTAAGCTATCAGTTATAGCGTAGCTTGCGTTAGTAATATGTTGCTGCTCATAGCTTATATCTTGGTAAAAATTACCAAGCATACCAAAAAATCCACCTCCACCACGCATTCTAAGTACTGTAACTCCAACTTCTTTAAGTGTTTCTTCTATACCCTTAAAGCCTAGATTTTGTAGTTGTGCTTCTACTTTTTTATTGGTAGTTACAACTCGGGTTACAGTTTCTAGTAAACCTTCACCAAAATTTTGTAGTTGTTTAAAGCTGCCAAATATAACCTCAGCAGCATCATCCATTACAGCACTAAATACTGCGCTAAGCTCTTTGGTAAAGTCCTCGCCAGTTAAACCGCGAAGGCTAGCCATTTCATCTACGCGTATTGCTGCTAGTGCCTGATCTACTACGGAGGCTGTTTGACCTGCTTGCTCAGCAGTTGCTATAAGAACATCTCTGCCGTAATCAAACACACGGCTAAATGTCTGTAGTTCTTTGCCTACAAGATTAGCATAGTTTGTTGCGGTACTTGTACTAGTTCCACCACCAAGACCAAAAAATCCGCCTTCAGTTACTGTTGTACGAACAACCTCAAATTGCCTAACTGTTCCTGCTACTGCATTAGCTAGGTCTAAGAATGATCCACGTAGTTGAATACCGCTGTCCTGAATTTCACGGCTAGTTTTGCTACCAAATAACCAGCTTGCTATTCCACTGGTAGTTGTACCAGTTTGAGTACCAAAAGCAGTTCCACCCTGTACTCCTTGTATTCTAAATGCACCTTTTGCCACATTTTCAATACTAGTACTTAGCTTTCTAAAAGCTAATAGTAATTTGTTGTCATAGCCAAGGCTAGCATCACTGTTTTTACTAATAATTTCTAGTGAATTTGCAATTGACTCAGATTTTGCTCCGGTATCACCAAAAACTCCTGAGCGTACTTGTACCTGATTGCCCTGCGTATCCCAACCCATTGCTGTGCCTTGGGTTTTTTGACGCTGTTCAGCACTCGGCACAAATATACCGCTAGTGCCACGCTTGCCAAATGCTGCTAAACCTATTGCGGCTACTAGGGCTGCTGCAACTGGGGGTCCAAATACACCTAGTTGTCCAATAGTTTTTGCATAAATTTCTGAGACATAAATACCTGCACGAGCAAAAAATCCTGCACTTGTAGCTGCAGTTTGTGCTGCTTCAGCTCCTACTTTTGCTGTTGTAGCAGCGATTGCAGAACCTATTCTTACAGCTAGTTCTTTAGCATCCATAGCTAGGCGTACTAAGTGCATAGCTTTTTCTGTTTTATCTAATACTTTATATGCTAGTGTTTTTTCTTTAAATAGTTTCTTAGTAGAATTAAGAGTTGCTGCATCTGCTGTTAACTGATCCTTAGCGGCCCTTTGGCGAAGTTTATTTAGCTTTTGTTCTTCTTTGCCAGCATCTTGGCCGGTCATATATAGAGTATCTACTAGTTCTTGTTGTTGTTTTATTGCCTTATTATTTCGTTCTTCTAGTAGTGCGCGCTTATCGATATTGGTTACAAGATCGGCTAATTTTGTGCCAATACCTTCATATACAAAATCTAAGTTTTTAACTGCTTCTAATTGTTTACTAAAATCTTCGCGCTGTTCTCTGTAGGCTTGTACTGCATTAATTGAGTTAATTCTAGCTGTTTTTTCAGCTTCTATTTGAGCCATACGTTCTGTATGTGCCTCAGCATCTCGTTGCATTTGATTTTGTAATCTACTTGCTTCTATAACATTACCTTGTTCACGAAGCTTATTAATTTCTAATTGATTAATAACCTGTTGTTGTGCAAAAGTTAAACTAGCCTCTTGTATTTGTTTTGTAGTATTTTGTTCTTCTCTTATTAAATCTAGCTGTGTTCTACGAGCTTGTAAAAGTTCTGGGGGTAAACTTTCAGTTTGTTCCGCTCTTTGTAGAGCTATATCTTGTAAAGTTAGTGCACTTTCTTTACGGGCAGCTGCAATAGCTAACTCAGCTCTTACTATACTAATAAGATAATTTGCTTCTTTTTTTCTACCTTCTGCTGTTCTACTAATGACTGCATTTGCTTCTTGTGCGGTTGTAAGAGTTTTTCTATCAAATGCAGCTAAAATTTCTGCATTTTGAATTCTTAAAGCATTAATTCTAATTACTCTTGCATCTTCTTGAGCCTGCTGTTCAAACGCAGTACCTTTGGCTTGATTAATTATATCTTGAGCACGTTGTTCTTGTTTTGCATATTTTTCAGCACTTTGTGCAAGTGCATCTTGATAATCAAGTTCTGTTTTTTTATCTATTAGTCTAAGTTTTTCACTTTTATAACTATCAATACTAATTCTATCAAATTCTATAGCTGCATCTAGTTGTTGATTAGTAATATCTAATCTGGCTCTTTCAAATGCAAATATTTCTCTTTGTTGAGCAAAAATACTAGCAACAACAGCTTGTTGCTTAGCAATATCTGTTTGAGTAATTGCTCTATCAAGTGCAGCTAAACTCTGTGCAGCACCTACTGCACCTTGACTTGCTGCAATAATATTTTGAGTATATTGAGCTAATTCAGGTGTACCTGCCTCTATTTCTTTTCGCATTTGCTCTAAAACAACTAGAGGATTCTTATATGCGTTTTGTATAAAGTTACGTACCTTAGTAACTATTTCTAGTTGTCGTTCAGCAGCTGCTTTCGCTTCTTTAGCTTGTGGGTCCTCTGGAGTAGCTTTGTACTTTGCAACGGCTGTTTCTAAAGATTTTGCAGCTGTTACAACGTCTAGACTAGCTTTTAATTCGTAATTAGATCTTGCAATTTCTGCTTGTTGACGAATAATTTCTTTATCATTATTAAGCTCTTGAATTTTTAATTCAAACTGTCTAGTAGCTAGTTGAGGAATAGTATCGATACCGGCATATAAGTTTTGTAAAATTTCGGTAGCACCCTTTTGAAGAGCTGCTTTCATGCCAGTAGCAATAGCATCAATATTTGAACTTAATCCTTCACGAATTCCATTAACAACATCTAATTTAAGTTTTCCTAATCTGTATTCACTATATTGTAAATCAGCTAACATCATTGCTCTAGATTCATTTAAATCATCTAGCATTTTTTTCTGTCTACGAGCGGCAGATGCAGCTCTTCCATCTTCAAACTTGCCACCTGCTCCAAAACCTTCCATTACAGGAGTTTTTTCAATTTCAGCGATTTTATCTTCAACTTTTTTAAGTTCTTGACTAACTTGACTAAAGTTTTTTGCTAGTTGTTGTGCATCATCAGTTAAATTAAATAGCTCAGCACTTATTTTTACACCAAAAATAGGTTTATCACCTAAACTAGAAATACTATCTACTAGTGCTCCTACACTTTCTTTAATAGGACCTTTAAGTGCTGTATCTAATTTTAAAAGTGCTGTAATGTTATCACTTGCAAATTTAGTTACAGGATCACTTAATTGAAACTGTTTGGCTAGGTCTAGGAAACTATCTTTGGCTTTAGTTTGTGCATCAGCAAACTCACGGCTTTTAGACGCAGCATTACCTGCCTCTATTGCGGCATCACGTAGTACTTTTCTAATAGCATCTACTTTTTCACTGCCGGGTTGTAAACCATTAAGACTTTTCTTAAGTTCATCAAAATTACCTACATCTTTTACTTTAAGTAATTCTTGTAAATTTTCTCTTACTTTGGTTTGAATAGGAGAATTTTCTAGGTCACTAATAGCAGCTATTATACTTGTGCCAAGTGCTTTTTCAAAGTTTCCTTGTACGCCACCACCAAAAAAGCTAAAAATCCTATCCCAGAACTTATCCCAGCCACTATTAGATACTGCTGTTTGCGCTGCTTTAGCTGAGCTAGTAAATTTATCAAAACTGTCTGCAACCTCTAGCATTGCACGTCCTTGAGCCTCTAAGGAAGTAATACTAAATGGATTAGTTGCATAAATAGTTGACATAGTTCTGCCGAGATTAGCAGTAGCTTCATTTAGTCTTTCTATACCAGTTTTAAATTCTTGTGCAGCTTGAGCACTTTTGGTAAATAGTCCATTAATAAGTTCAGCTATGCCAATTATAGCACCAGCAACCATACCTACAGTACCTAGTCTACTTACTACTGTACTAATAGCCCCACCAATAGCTGCAAAACTTCCACGGGTTATAATAGCAGCTTTTTGTAAACCATTCATTGCTACTTCAGAATTATTTATTTCTGTAATCATTAGTCTAATAGACTTTGTAATTCCGATTAATCCACCATTGTATGCAGCGTTGCTTACAATAGCAGAAGCAGTAGCTTTTCGTTCAGCTTCTTGTGCTGCTTTTTGGGTCATGGAATATACACTCCAGCCCTTAGTACCTTCAGCAACTTCTTGACGAAGTTTTTCTTTTGTTTTCTTTAAATTTTCTTCCTCGCGCTGTGCAGCACGTATAGAATCACCTACTTCACGATAAGCTTCAGCTTCTGTAGTTTTTCCAGCCTTTTTAGCGCGCTCAATTGATCGCTCTAGGCGTTGAAAATCTGCTTGATCTACATCGCGAATATCTTTTTGTAAGAGCTGATAGGCAACAGTTTGTTTAGCAATACTTGACTTTTTAAGATCTAATACGCGCTTTTCAGCTGCGTCTACGCGAGCAATCTCAGCATCTGCTCTGCGCTCTACTTCGCGCTGAATTTCTTGTGAGTATTTTTTCTGTGCTTCAATAGCTGCTTGGCCACGTTCTTTGGCTACAGCCTGAGCTTGATCAGCTGCAGTTTTTAAACCCAGCTTAAATTGACCTATGGTTGGTAGTGCTTGTTTGATAAGTACAGCACTTACAGCAGCAAGTGCTGTAAGTAAGCCGGTAGGACTTTCTGCCAATAGCTTAACCATTGGCGCAATACCCTTGTTAACAGTTTCTAAAACACTTTGTAAGGTATTTTGTAAGGCGGCAGTAAGTTTAGTATAAGGATTTACATCTATTTTAATAGCATTAAACTTCTTTTCGCCTTCGGTTAGTACTGCATTAGCAAATGCCATACGCTTTTCAAAATCAGTAAGCTGCTCAGCACTCTTGCCAATGCTACGAGCATACTCTCTACTAGCTTGATCTACTTTAGTAAAAATACCAAGTTCGTCTAGCAATTCAGGTTCTAGTTTTGTTACACCGCGACTTAATCTACTTAGCGCATCTGCAGCATCTACACCTAGTGCTTGTGAAGCTTGTTGTGCTACCTTACCTAGGCGCAGCACGCTTTCACTACTTAAGCCTGCTGCAGTAGCTTTTGCAGTAGCTGTCATAGCTTCGCGTAAACTAACAGCACCATCTGTAGCATCTACTAGTCGCTTAGATAAAGTACCTAGAGCCATACCGCTAGCAGCTCCTAGTTGATCTAAGCCTTTAATCATGTTTGTTGTATCCATTGCCCGGCTTAGGCCTTGGAACGCAGCAGTTACAGCAAATATATTAGCAGCAAAAGTAGCATACAGTCTAACTAAACCGCCTAAACCCTGTGCTTGATTGGCAAAATCTCTGGCACTAGCTCCGGTACTTCCTGCCGAACCACGAGCACGACCATACTCCTCGCCGCTCATAAGAGCTTGCGATCCAGTAGGTGCTCCTGCCGCACGAGCAGCAGCCTGCCAGCGCTTTTGTGACTGCGCTTGCATTTGCTTAATAGACTGCGTGGTTTCTTCTACGGTTTGACGCAATTCTTTTACATCTTTAATAACCTTTTTAGCTGAACCATTATCGTCTATATTTACGGTATAATTAGTACTTTTTGTAGCCATTTTAGCTCCATAAGCCAGTTCTTAACTTTTTAAAACTACTTAAAAATTTTAAGTAAAGTTTTGAATTTAACACGATTATAACACGTTGGCAAGTTAGTGTCAATAGTTAAAATTTTTAAGCAATAAAAAACCCCAGCACAAAAATTATTTGGCTGGGGTTTTTTCAGGAGTGTTATTTTTTACTTTTTGCTGTATTACTTCGCTACGAGCTTCGTCTATATACCTAATTAACTCTAGGCATAGTAATTGTTCAGGCCTTTCTAGGATTTCGTATAGGTCGAATAGCTGAAAAACTATAGTATAATCTTTACCTAGATAATTTCCAGCCATAAACTCCCAATTGTCTGAAAGCATGCCGTAAATTTCAAAAGCCTGTTTAACTGTGTCCTCAAAATCCTCAATTTCAACCGGAATTTCCTCCGGTTTAGGTTCGTTGCCCAGCATTTCGCACATTTCGAAATACTGGTCTTTGGTCATAGCAACTTCACGATTTTGAAAAAAGTTTTTTACCTTAGTACGTAGTTCTAGGATTTGCTCGTAGAAAAGTTTCCCAAGTCTGTGACCTGCTCACTAACAAAACTATCAAAATTTTGAGAATTTTTCATTAGGTACAGTGCGTTTTCTTCGCTGTACTCTAGCTCAGCTTCAGGGTCTTGGCCGGTAATATCAACTGGAGCAAGTTGCTCCAAGTAAGTTAACTTTAGGCCTTTCCAGCCTTTAATACTAGCTTTTACATAAAGCTCTAAGAATAGTTCGTCATTTAGTTCTTCCATAGGTTGACGATTTTTAAATGTAGTCTTAGTAGCTTTTTTTCTGATTGTTTGTAGGGTCTCACGACTTAAGAATGCTAGATCAATTTTAAAATCTGGCATTCCAGGATATTCGACTTCAATTGCTTTGGATGGGACTAGTAGAGATTTAAGAGAAATGTTTGACATAAAAACCTTGATTTATTACTTAGGGATAGAAAACTAGGCTAGAAGGTCTAGCCTAGTTAGGGTTACTTTAATTAAGCGTTAGGATGATAGTATTCTATTGTTAGCTCGTTTGCTTGTTCTAGATCAAACTCGCTTCCAGTATAGCCTTGAGCTGTAAAGTTAATACTTGTACTTACAACCTGTTCGGTATTTACAGTAGGGATACTCAATACAACTGCAGGCATACTAAGATCAACACGAATAGCTGCGGATGCACTGCCACCAACACTTATCTTTAGATTATAAGCAGGATCAACATCTGTTACGCTATCTGATAGTAGCTGACTCATTAGAGCAGCGCTAGCACCGCTACCAGTCTTTAAATAGCAGTTTAAGGTGCCGCTAATAGCGCGAGTACCAGTAAAGTAAGTAGCAGGTTTATTTACAACACCTAGGTTAGCAGGTGTTAAGTAGGTAACATTATTACTAATTGTTAAGCTACCGCCAGTAATAGCTAGGGTGTAAGAGGTACCACCACTTCCAATTCCACTATCAAGAGTAATTGTGCTTAGTTTATTAGCAATAAATGGTGCTGTTGTATCTTTTACTTTAAAGCTGCCGTCTAGAGTTCCAGTAAGTGTTCCGCTGCTAATTGTAGGAGAAGTAATTTGACGCAGTACACTTCCTTGACCTGCCCACTGAATTGTAGCAATAGCATCTAGACCAAAATCAATAGTTGCAGTGTTCATAACGCAATTATCAACCACAAAGGTTGTAGCATCTAGTACAAATACTAAGCCAAATTTTTGTAGTTGGTGCACATTTGAGTTTGATACGGATACTGTTACTTTGGTTGTGCTTTCTACTGCTGCACCGCCATTAGCACTAAACATTGCACCCCATAGTGCAGATTCTTCACAGGTTACATTTGTGCCACCATCAGCAGGGCGCATGTATGTGCTCATGGAAAAATCAACAGGATCTAAGCTAGTATTAAACTGGCGTTGACCGCGAGTAGGTGCTGCACCTGCCTCGTTAAGAGTAACTGTTTCTGAAGTAGTATTTTGTGAAAAACTCATACCATCCAGAACTTGAATTTCGCGAGTATTGGTAGCAGTAAAACCAGTTGCAGCTACTACACCTGTGTTTGCATCCACGTTTGTAGTAAAGAATACTCGCGCATTACGAACTAAATTATAAGCCATATCTGTTCCTTTTTATATTACTACTAATATATGTAAACTAGATATTTATCTGTTTTTATATATCTAGTAGAGGTTATACTTACACAATATCGTATCGTACTTGTAAGTTTATTTCACCTACTGCATAGGGGGCTAGGATGCCCTCATCGGTTACAATAGATATAATAGTTATCTCTGTAATATCCTTGCCTGTTAGGGGATCATATACAAGAGTATTATTTGCATCTAAGCACTTTTCTATATCTTCTAGTAAGACTTCTAGTTCTTGTTGGGACTCTTCACTTTTACAATACACTTTTATACTTACACCCAAATAACCCCACTTAAAATCAGCTGGATGATACTCTCGGGTTTCATTTCCAGGAGTTATATAGATACTGGGAAAATCTTGTACTTCGTCCCAGAATTTTAGCTTTGGATAACTATTATTATAAATATTTGTTTTGTACGGAGGGTCTCCAGTAAGGCTCTCATTAAACTTGTTACTAAGAGCTGTAACTATGGATGTTCTTCTAGTCATACTAATACTGCCCTTAGTCTATTTATTGCTTGTTGTTGCGCTAGTTCTCTAATTGACTTAGATATTAGCAGTTTAGGGTCTCTGGATCTAGGATACTGCTGTTTGCCACCTTCTGAAAATGTTCCATAAGGATTTCGCATATAACTATAAAAGGCACTAATCATTCCGCTTTTACTTTGAGTTAAATTTACTACTTTTACACTTTCAGCAAATCTACCAGTTCGTAAATTTAAAATATCTTTGCGAGAGCCATCTCCCATATTATTTTTAACTTTATTTACTAATTCTGCATTTAGTAGATTTAATAAGTTTAGTACAGTATTATCTTTTTCAACTTTTGTACTGCCAACTACTTTTACCCGCTTAGGAGCAGTTAGTTGAGATTTTACAGCTTTTAATTCGTTTTTTAATCTAGTTACTACTTTTTCAGCACTTTTTGCAGCCGAAGATACTCTTGCAGAGTAAGGTTTACTTTTTAATACGGAAATTGGTTTTGTACTAACTTTTACTTTTCTATTGCTGCCTTTACCAGTTAGTATATCATCTACTAATTCTGGAATATAATCCGTTATACTATCAGATGTTCTAAGCTCTAATAAGTAGTCTGGATTATTTGTATTCTTAAGGACTTCATTTAATCTTTGAGCATAATTTTCTAATTTCTTGTCAAAGTCTAATAAAGCCTTTTCAAACTCTTTTATGCTTGTTGCAGCAGGCTGACCTAATTGTCTTTTACCATCTCTACTTAATTTAGAATTTTGAATTAAGTTTTGTAAAAATCCAACTATTTGAATTGCTTGACTTATACTACCAGAATCTCTATTTTCTAAAATAGACTGTAACTGAATATTCATACGCAGTCTATCAGAAGTAAAATCTTTATTTGCTCGGGCTAGTAATTCGTTATACTTTCCATTTGCAGTATTTAGACTTGTTGTTCCCTCGTCTAGTAATTGATATAGTTTAACTATTCTGGTTAAAATATTATCCTCAGTAGCTAAATCTCCTAGACTAACTATAGCTCTTCCATATGTTTGAGCGTATATATGTCCTCTGTCGTAGCTTCCACTTAATATTTTTTCTACATCTTTTCTAGTTTTACCAGGAAACGCGTTTAAATCATGTAAAAAATGAGCAACATGTACTAGAGTATTTTTATGCGAAAAGTTTAATCCGCGTATAGCAATTATGCTTTCTAATTGTTCTTGTGTAAAATTATTAATTACATCTGCTATAGTTTTTCTTTTATAAGAATAACTAGTTTCTTTATCTAGTATTGTTCCATCTGAAAAATATACTTCGTAATGTCTAGCCATATAGGCTTTATAATTTTTACTAAGAAATTTAAGGTACGCAACTATTGGTTTAACATTAGATATTATATTAAATCTTTTAAATATACCTATTAGATCATCTTCTGTTAATATAAGAGCTGTTCTACCTTGTTTTTCGCCTAGTTCCCTAAATCTTTGTGATAGGTTAACTTCTTTACCGGCGACTGTGACTTTTCCAGAACTAATTACAGAAGCGGCTTGAGTTATGCCTTTTTTATCAAAAGCTTTATTTGCTTCAGTTACAAAATTTTGTAGTAAAGTCTGAGCTTCTGAAACAGCAGTTTGATTTGCTCTATTTCTTAATGCCTCTGTAAAGTCTTTTATACTCATGCGTAATCTGCCATGTAAAGATCAAATACTCTTTTAATGTGTGCAGGTAAACTACTACTTTGTATATATTCTATCTGAGTACTATTTGTGCCCGCGGCTTTAGTAGATTTTACTGCTGCTTCGTTATCCTTGTAGTATGTTAATAGATCCATACTAGCAACTTTTAAATCTTCTGGTGTAGTTTCGTAACCGCCAAAGTAAGCAATCTTATAGCCACGAATTAATTTTTCAAATATACCACTGGCGTGTAAGCTAATTATATCGTCACCATCTTGTACCCAATCTACAAATTTTGTTAGTGAAGTCCACGTTTGACCATAATCTTTACTTTGTTGAACACTAGTAACATTTGCTACAGGTGTTTCATGTAATAAAATACGATCAAATCCGCCTGCGCTATACTGTATAATTGGATCGTTATAGTAATCTATAAATGTACGTTTACAATAAGTTTTTGTAAACTCTGAAACTTTAGGAATTAAACTATCAATTTGACCATCAGAATTTGAGCTAGTAATTCCCTTGTATGACTTATATTCTTGTCTGGTAAAAAGGCTTAATCCCATGGTATCTCCTCTATGTTTCCGGGCTAGACTCGTTAGAATCTAGCCAAGAAACAGGGCTCTTAAGCCCTGTTAGTTCCCATCCCTGAGAATTAGGCTACGTAACGTAGAGCGCTTACGCCCTGACCAAGGTTAGTAGTAACTTGAGTCATACCAGTACGTAGGCTGGCAACCATTACGCGACGTTGTGTTTCAACTAGGTCGTCGGTGTCAACACGTAGACCACGCTGATTACCGACTAGGAAGTTACCTGGTGCGAAACAGATTGCTCCAACAACACCAGCTGCTTTATCAGCAAACTCAGCGCTTACTAGAACTGGAGTATTAGCAACGCTACCAATTTGACCTGTTAGTAAAGTAGCTTGTGTGCCGACTTTATCAACAGTTAGGAAGTTGTCGTCATCTAATAGGTCGTAGTAACCATCTGTTGAAACGATATAAACTAGCTCAGCAGGATCTAGGCCCCAAGCACCTAGGTCACGACGCATTTCGCGTAGTTTAGCAACGGTTAGTTTGTTAGCATCGCTAATATCTAGTGTAACAGCGCTGCTTGCGTCGTATGTGGCAAGACCTTTAACAGGATCTGCACCAGCACCAGCACCACGTAGCATTGCGCGATCAACGGCGCGAGCAACACGGCGAACCATTGCATCACGAATAACAGGCATAATTGCTAGTAGAGCGTCTTCTTCTTCTTCGAAGGCTACATACTCGTTTGTAGCAACTTTGTATGCGTTAAGAGTGATTTCTTTAAGAGCGTGTGTAGCATTGCCACCAGCACTATCAGCAGTACCAAACTGAGCATTCTGAACCCAAGTTGCAACACCAGCTTCTGGGTTAACAGGAATAGTCATTACGTTGGTTTGCATTGCAATACTGCGTAGAGTAGGAGCAACAACTAGACGGCGGCGAACCTCGTTTTCCATTGCTAGGCTAACTTCTAGTTCCCAAGTTGCGCTAGGAACGTGTGCACCATACTTTTCAACTAGTTGCTTACCAAGACGTGTGCTGTCAACACTCTTACCAGCCATTTTTGCTAGTAGAACTGCTTTTTCTTTGTCAGCATAGCTCATGTCGCTGGACTTGCCATCAACAAACTGCATCTTGCTTTTCTGAATAGCTTCTAGTTCTTGTGCTTTTTCTTTTAGAGCAGCTTCTAGGCCAGAGATAACACTCTTGGTGCTTTCTGCTTGCTCTTGGAAGCGCTTCTCTACTTCGGCTAGTAGCTTTTCTGCACCAGTTTCAGTAGGAGTTACAGCAGCAACGGCTGCTTTGATACGTGCTTGTAGCTCAAGTTCTGCTTGTTCACGAGCAGCTTTCTCAGCTTCTACACGAGCTTGTTCTTCTTTGATAGCCTTAGCAGCTTGCTGTGCAGCATCTTGGGCTGTTTGGGCTAGTAATTGCTTTAATTCTTCTGGAGTCATGTCCAATTCCTCTTTGGTTGTGCTCTTTGCTTGCCTAGTGGTGTCTAGCCCTTTAGCTGACTCGCTTTGGGGTGCAAATTGCTCTATAAATTCACGATACTCCGTAACGGAGTTAAACGATTTTGAAAGATTAAAAAGTGTGTTTTGATTTGCTGGTACCGAAACTACCGAAATTTCATGTAATTCTAAGTCTTTGACTAGGAAAACTTCTGCGGCACTGTTATATTCCGCATCTTTAATTCTAAATCCAACTGAAAATGCTGTTAAAACTTCGTCTTTGATAAGCTGGTATACTTTTTCAGCAGCTTTTGAGATCCTAGCTTTAATCCATAATCCTTTTGCATCTACTTTGTGCTCAGTCATACGACCAACTGGTTGAGTATGGTCATGAAATGCTAGGATAACAGGATTTTTTATGTAGTTCTCTAAGCCTTTTTCCCAAACTGAGGTAGGGATTACATCGCCGTGTCTGTCAACATCCACAGTTGATGCGTATCCACTGATCTCAATTACGTCTGGTTCTGCTGGTAGCGGCTCAGCTTTAGTAAAGACACTGTTAAAGTACAGGATCTTATTTTTGTCTACCATAATTTCCTCTATTCATTTCCACCCTGGGGCCTACCCCCTTGGGATGGATTTGCTGCACTACCAGCAATATTAGCTGGAATTCTGATCTCGTCGGCTCCCGCTAGCTTGTCATAGCGGAGTTCTTGGCGAGCTTCATTTGGTGTTATAATACCGCCATTAACCAGTGTAGCGTGGTAGCTGGCAATATCTTTAATGTCTGGTTGTAGGGCCGATACCGTTTGTGTAATTGCCTCCACATCGTATCCAAAGTACCGTTCTACGGCACTTACCCAGGACTTGGCAATAGGCATTACAGTTTCCAAGTAGAACAGCCTTAGATTAGGAGCAATGTTGGCATTGTTGCCGCCCATTAACAAGATAGGCGGAACGCCTAAGGCTTGCAGGATCTTTTCCTGATGAGTTTTTATGCTCTGATCAAAGTCCATTTCTTTGAAGCTGGTGTCCGTAATCTTTTGCGGCTTCAATCCACTATCCAGGATAACCGGACGGCGACCACCAACTTTAGGATTGTACTTTTGCTGCCAGTACTGTATAGTACGCTCTTTAGCAATGGTCGATAGTGTATTCTCTGTGGTTAGCACCATGCCGAACACAGCACCGTTTTCAAAGAATGCATCCTGAAACTGTTCCATGTTGTAGAGTGTACGAACCGAACGTTGCGCACTTTCCAGCCTGCTCGAACCACGATAGATACTCTCCGAACTTAAATCTTTAAGAGAAAATACCTCACTTTCCTTGAAGTCTACCAATCCGTTATATCGGTATCCACGAATAAAGGTTTTTTCGTCGGTGAGTATTTCTACCTTGCTAGCGGGCAGGTGGTAGAGAAACGTACCGTCGTAGTGTACAAACACATTGCCTTCTAGCAAGAAGTCGGTGAATATGTTCTTACGAAAATCTTGTGCACTTTGGTAAGGGTTGGGTCTGTAGTTGAGTAGTGTACTTAACGACTTTTGACGGGTACCTACTACCACACCCTCGTAGAGCTTGTCCTTAACGTCATAGTCCAAGCTGGCGCAGGCACTTACAATGAGGTTAACACCACGATTAACCATCTCAACACGCTTGAATGCTTGTTGGTAGGTAATTGGCGCAGTGGTACCAACCATGGTACCCTCTTCTTGCGCTATCCTAACCTGCGCAGGATTAAGTTTCCAGCGCAAGTCACTAAAAAATTCTTTTATTCCCACGGCTATCTCCACTGGTAAACTCACTAAACGGAGATCCCCAACTGGGTTTGCTTAGCACCTCACCACTCTGTTTCTGACGTTGCAGTTCTAACCAATGTTGCTGCTTTTGAGCAGTACCCAGACCCGGCGCTTTGCCAAATATCTGGTGTAAGCGGACGTGGTGTGGATTACATAGTGTGTACACTAGTTCGTACAGCTCACGGTGATGCTCACTAATGAACTGGTCACGTACTTCCAGCACCCTCTCATCCGTATCCAGCTCAATGCCCAGTTGTTGGCACCAGCGTTCTAGGAGTAAGGTAATACTGTGGGTATGGTGTAGTTCAAGGTCTTGGTTAGTTCCACAAACCCAGCACTGAGATTGCTTTTGGTAAGCA